CCAGCAACGGACGGTGCGTTAGGTCTCGGACTGCCAGGGTTACAACTGCTGCCAGCAATCGGATTTCAGGTTGAGAGTCCACGTTTGGCCTTTTCGATTGCTCGGTTGATCCAGGTTGGTGGGATGGAGATTTCAGCCGAAACGTAGTAGATCGACTGGTAGGGGTGGGAGACGTAAACAGCGTTGACTGCTGCGCGGTCGTCCGGCCCTAGTTTCTGGATGACAGCGTCAACTATCTTCGCGTCGGTCTGATCTGCAAGAGGTTCCTTGCGCTTCCATGCTGCCCAATTGTGTAAACGGTCTTCCATTCCATTCCTCTGAGATTGCGCGGTATCGTTCTGACCCGCAGGTGTGACAAACGTAAACTTCTACAACGGAGTGGTCGCTGATAGATCGGTCGATGAGTCTGAAATCACTTCGGCAGCAGTTCATGGCTTAGAAACCTCAGTTCGACAATCCGCGCACATTCCCGCAGTTTCGATACGTTGGTGCGTTTCATGACTTCGATTGCAATGGCTACGAATGTTTCAACTTCAGCACGCTCATCGTCCCCCCAACCAATCAGTTCTGCAATACAAGACTTGAGTCGCTCGTCCTTCAGCTTTGCAACGGTTTCGACAACGTATTCCAGGTCATCGCGTGACAGAGCATTCCGTTGTTGCAGCAGTTCGATCATCCGGCCTGCAATCTGATCTACGGTGATCGGATCTTTACGCATTTCGTTCGCGTAGCTTGGCTTCGATCTCTTTCACCAGACCGAGGAACCCAATCGTCGCCATCCCACCGATGCTGTACTGCGTCGGGTCGTAGCCGAAATGCTGCATGGCTTTCTGAATCGGCGCTTTGATTTCATCGTCTGTCAGACCTTTCCACTGGCGCTGGGAACGTAACTCGTCAATCTCCTCTTGCATCCGAGCCTGAATCATTTCATCGCTGACGATGCCCTCATGATCCGGGTGCTCCTCGCACCGTTGTTGCCATGTCTTAATCATGTGTTGCGCTCCCGGAGTTTGGCTTCGATGGCTTCAGCAAAATCCAGAACATTCTGATGCGCCATGCAGATGTGATATTCGACCGTACTTCCAGGTGGAGCGGCATTGCATTGCCATATCTCGTCTGCTGTCAGTCCTTGCCACTTGCGATAGTTCATCTTGGCAACAGGATCGTCCCACCATGTAGGTGACGCAGGCAGGGACTCGAACCCTGCACCACTCTCCGCTGCCGGAGGCTCTACCCTTCGAGCTACTGCGTCATTAAGATACAAAGGAATTCGTCCGTCCCCACTGCTGCCGTATGCAGTCCATGGCCTGCCGCTTTTCAATGCCTCCAGCGCCTCGGGGTATATCCATGCCACCGGCTCCTGCTTCTCAGACTGCTCGATGGCAGCGCGGAGGGCGTTTTGGGCTTTCAATACATCGTAGGGTTCGCTTAGTCCGTCCAGCGCCTCCAGAGCCTGTCGCATAGCCTCAATGCTCATGATGCGTACCCATCCGAAATGACTTTCGCCTTGGCTTCTTCTATCGCACCGATCAACATCAGCCGGTCAGGCACCATAGATGTCTTGATCTTGAACTGACCGCGATCTTTCCAGAACGACAAGATAATCACTGTGTCTGGGTTCTCGTCCATCACATCTTGCAGAGCTTCTTGTGCGGCTTCTTTGTATTGATTGGGAATGTCTACAGGTTTTAGTGCGCTCATTTCCATTCTCCAAATTGTCGATACATCGATTCAAACTCACCATCCCACGGAACAAACGACCGTGTGCCATCGTGCATAGCCCACTGCCGATTGCATCTGGTGCAACCAACCTGCCGAGCGCCGGGATTAAACACTCGATGCACCACATACTTGTGACCAAGAACCGCGCACAGAAGTCGTTCTATCAGGCTCATTTCTGTCTCCACAAAAACCGCAACGTCAGGCCGTCAACGAAGTTCCGCTTGAACCGCGTCTCTGGCGCCCAGATCACATAGCCAAGCACGATGCCAACTGCGTAGCCGATGAAGAATGCTTCTGTCATGCCTCCCCCTTCAGCACTTTGGCTGCGTGCAAATACTGTTTATATTGTTCCCCAGACCGTTCATACAGGCGCTCAAGCATCAGCACGCACCGATCACGCTCGTAGGCTGCAACACGCTCTACAACACGCATCAGAAAGGCCAGATCCTTCTCTGGCGTCTCCGATAGCTCCAAAAACGCTCCGGCCTCGGCAGCGATCTTTAGAATCTCGTTTTGGTTCATGCTTCACCTCGTGCGCGGATGGCTGCGGCGCAACGTCGCGCTTCCATGTCTTCTCGATTTAGATCCCCCATGAACCTAGACTCGCACAACTGAGCACACGCCTCTCGTTCGGCTTCTATGCCCATCTTGTACTGCTGGTCCAACCGCTTCTCAGCTTCGTCAAGCTGGCGATACAAGTCTGTGATTCGGGATTGCAAAGGTTCTGCGACAAGGGCAGCGAAACGTTGAAGAAATGCAACATCCTTCTCCGGCGTCTCAGACAGTTCTGGAAACGCTCCAGCCTCCAGCGCCATGCGGATGATGTTGTCTCGATTCATCGCTCCAACCTACCATCTGGGTTGCCATCACCGTCAACACTGACGGAGGTAGCTGGGACTTCGTAGGTAGACCAACGGTGCCCACACTCCACGCAATCTCTAAGTCGCCATTTCCAGCCGAATCGAGTATCTCGCCTCGACTCCTTAACCTTGCTTTTCCAGTCTCCACACTCAGGACACACGGTTTTCCCCTGTAATGATGATCGGCACTCTGTCGCCAAACCCTGCAAACGTCAGCCTCTCCAACCGGCAGTAAAGCGTCCTGCGAATGATCTGCTTACCGTTAAGAGGTAACCGCTTGCCTGTCAGGTGGTACTCCACGATTCCCTTACAGTCAGCGATTAGCGACTCAACTATTTTCTGCTCGTTTGTCATGACTGTGTATTAGGGGAAACCCGTAGCTTTGCTTTCATCTCTGCCAGTGCAGCCCGACCAATGTCTGTCTGAACCTTCGGGGCTGGCAGCGCGTCGTAGGTTCTGTGCTCTACTCGGTCGAAGTCCTTGCACATACCGATGAACTCGGAGAGGTTGGGGGGCCATTCGCGTTTCTGATGCGGTAGAGCCTCCATAACCTTTCGCAAAACATCTGGCTTGCAGGATTGCAGGAAGTTATTCCAGGCTTCCTTGGCTGGCATGATCGCGTTGTCGTCATGCTCAAACATGACCTTAAACTTCTGCGCCCCGTACAGAGCGACAAACCTCTCAAAAACTCGGTCCGCTAAGTGCATTTAGTCGCTCCTGATAGTCAGCATCGATAACTGTCACAACGTCTGGCTGACGTCGGCCCATCAATAAGTCCATTTTGCGATCTTGCTTGGCAGTTTGGGAGTCGCGGGGAACCCTAGTGCTCCGCACCCAGTTGCGCCATGTCGCAGTCCAGTCAGCCTTCAGCCCCTTGCTCCCAGGCTGGGCGATCCAGTAGTCGCGGAAGGTAGCGAACACCTCTACCGGCTTCAGGTCTGGACGCACCTGCTTGCAGAAGTCAAACCATTCGTCAGGCATCTCCTGAAGATCAAAGCGCGTCGAGCGCGGTTGCTTTTCTTTTATATGGTTACTGGTTACTGGTTCTTGGTTATTGGTTAGTTGAACATCTGTTGGCTGGGTGTCTGACACTTGCTCAACAGGTGTTGAACTAGTGTTAGCTCTGTGTTCAGCAGATGCTTTACCAGCCTTGCTACGCTTATGGATAAGTTGCTTGTATTCTTTGATTTCAGCGTCACAACGCGTGTGATGCCAGCATCCGTCTTCGAGCCTGAAGTACGAAACAAGGATCAGTTGGACGGTCTTTTCGTCTATCCCTAGCTGAAAAGCCAGTGCCTCGATGTCGTCTGGAAGCGGTCGCTCCCGGTCGTAATACATCCAGATCAGACGAAGGTACGCCATTGACTGAGCATCTGTCAGTCGAGCCGTAGCCTTGATGAAATCACCGATGTGGTGATGGTAGTAGTGCACGAACAATCTCCATCGGTGCTGGCCTATCCGGTGGAAATTCCGGCAGGTCACACCCAGGACGGGTTAGAAACGGTCAGATAGACCAGCCCGATAAAGACTGTCTTGCTGACCTGCTATGCGCTTTCCACGGCGCAGAACCGATCATACAATTGCAATGCTGCGCTTGCAACCTTACGCCAACCTTACACGCGAATCTTGCCAGCCTCGCACAGCGCAACCAACGTCTTGCGGAACGCATCCTCCCACGCCTCCCGCCGTTCCTCTCCTGTCATCTTCGACCCCTGGTCGATAGCAAAGTGGCAGTGCTGGCACAGTGCAGCGGTAAAGCAGTCGTGCGCCTTCATCCCCATCCCCTTGCCGTAGTGTGACCAGTTGGCATGAGCAGCTTGCGTCTGACCGTCTAGACCGCATCGCTGGCAGGATAGAGAGGCAACAGCCTTCAACCATGACTTACTGCGGAACATCTAAGCCTCGCTCAGTCTTGATGAACGCTCCGTGGTGATATGCCCGCAATATCTGCTGGCCTCCAAACCTTTCCATAAGACTGTCTGCAATTTCTTCGTGAAACCCTTGGTTTACTTGCTTAACAAACGCTAGCAAGTCCTCAACCCTAATCATTGCTTCAGATTTGATCTGAAGGTTGTAAGTGATCTTCTTGTTGTTGACTGGGCATCGAGCGGTAAAAGTGACCTTGTACTTATTCAAAAGATTGCCCCTTGTAATGGTTGATGCTTCCAATGATTTGGTGGGTTTTGCTTGTTGATTGCCTTTGCCATGCAACCAGCGCAAACCTTCTTTCCGCTGTGATTGACAGCAACATTAGTGCTGTCTGCGCTTGCTAACGGCCATTGCTGCTCGCCTTGTCCCAACATCCTTAGCCCATGTACCCAAGGCAGTCGCTGACCAAACGTCTTATGCAGAGCGTTGAAAGACTCGTCCATCCTATGCGCCCACTTCGGACTTCCAACCTGCCAATATTCACCAGCTGACCCGAAACACACCCGCCCCCAGTCATCGCACAACTCAAGCAGGTAATCTATCGGCAGACCAAGATGCCAGACTGGGATTCCGTGAGTCTTGCCAAACGGCCATGTCTTTGTCATCTCTCGCTGTTGTTCGACAGTTCCGTCGATAACGTCAGGAACAACTGCCCAGTGCGGATGCGCTAGGATTGGGTCAAGCCAGTTGTACAAACCTTGCAAGTCAAACTCGACTCCTAGTGTCTTGCAAGAGAACGCCCCGTTATCAAGCATGAGTGACTGCCCGATTTTTAAGCAAATCTTTAGACTGTCAGGACGGAAAAAGCTAACGCAAAAATGCTCACCTGCCATTGACTCAAGAGCGTGCTTTGGAGTGACTGGTGTTCCGTGATAGTGAATCATGTTGTTTTCTTAGCTCGCCTTCCAACTCTCGCCTTGCTGGCATCCCTCTGGCCTTCTCAACCTGCTCCAGATGCTCTCGGCGCTTTTTGATCGGCCATCTCAGCACAGTGACAGCCTCGCAGTGCAATGCGTACTCTCTCGACTGTAGTCCGACTATGGAGCCATCAGGGAGAGTGACGAGTCTTGCGCTGTCATGTCGTTCGCCGCACGCAAAACAGACATCTCGTCCGTCTGCGTCAACCCGTGATTGATCGCCCATGCTAAAACCTGCTCAACGTAATCAGAAAACTGCGCTTTCGTCAGCCCTGTTGTAGTCGGCTCTGCCTCCATCACCTGACCGTTTGGCAACTCCAACATCCTCCCAGGTAGATACCGAGTCTTGAAGTAAGCGTGCCAAATGTCTGGCGAATGCTCTTGACCCTGCGGACGTATCTGCTCGCTGATCGCTGACAGTGTGGCCCAATAGAACGAGTTTTGGGCGCTTGTTCTGTTGGGTGGCTCTATCCGTACCACCCAGCCTTTTCGAGCGTTTTTGACGGCCTCCAGCGCCCTCTGGCGGGCAGTGTCGTGCGCTAGGGTAAAGATCACAGTTCCACCTCCTTCAGTTGCCAGCGGTTTTTCTCTTTCCACCACCCATGCAGGACGATCCTCCAGCCTGAGCGAATCATCTCCGGATAAGCCTCGGCCTCCTCTATTTTGTGTTTCCTGGCTGACAGGTTGGACTTGCTCGTCACCTGGACGGCTACTGTTTCCCCGTTACCGATTGCCAGCAGATCGATGCAGCCCCAGAGGTCGTGCTTGCGCCTCGTAAACGAGTTGTAGTGCTCAACGGTGGCAACCATGTAGCCCAAGTCGCGGAGGTGCGCGGTTGACCTAGCTGTTAGCGACATACTCGACCTGCACGATTTCGATGGACTTGTACTGCGGACACAGGTCGCCCAGCTTCACCACTCCACCCGTCATGTCCTGAATCTGCAATGCCCTCTTGAGCGGCACCCCCTTGACCTTCCACGCATTCATTGCCTGCCTGCTGATGTTAAGTCGCTCGCACAATTTGCCCTTCGTGCCGACTAGCGCGGCTGCAAGATTGATCGCTTCGTCCACCGTCATGCTGACCCCTAAATTGTAAAAGTTGTAAAAAATGGAATGTTTGCGTTGACACAGGGATGCAGTCTACTTTAATATTCGTTCACGGTCAACAACAACAACCGAGG